GGTGGCCGTCGTGCTCTTGGGTGTTGCCATGATGGTCTCCTTGTCGGGTCATCGGGTCGTGTCGGATTGGTGAGAATGGCGGGCCGGGGTGACCCGACGACACCCCGGCCCGCCGGCTTGTTACCCGGCGGGGTCCGGGGCGGGCGCGGCGCCCGGCACCGCCGGACCCCACTCCCAGAACGGGGCGTCGTTGAACAGCGGGTCCTCCTGCCAGGTGAACGTCACCGCGGAACCCTCGACCTCGCCGCGGGTCTGCTGGTCCGGCTCGACGGCCGTGATGGCCGCGACGCCTTCCCGGCGCTTCTCCTTGCCGCCGCGGTAGCGGGTGACGACGTAGAGGATGAAGCGGTTGTCCGGCAGGGACGAAGACACCTCGATCACGCCGTTCTCGTCGGGCTCCTTGCCCTCCGTGAGCGCCTTGACGTGGACGTTCTGCTCGGCGAGGTTGATCACGACGGCGCGGGTGCCCTCGCCGGCGAGTGTGTAGCCCTTCTGGAAGAACTCGATCGCATCGCCGGTCTCGCGCGAATCGGCCGGGCCGCCGTCGACCTTGTACAGGCCGAGGCGCTTCGCGGCCACCGGGAGCACGAGCGGGCTCGCGCCGAGGTCGGCCTTCTCGATGACGTTGGCGGGCGCGACCGGCGCGTACGCGGCCATACCGGTGATCGGTACGCCAACGGCCTCGAGGTCGTTGCCCTGGGAGTCGGCAGTCATGGGTGTTCTCCTTCACATGAAGAAGGCCCCGCGCGTGCGGAGCCGGTAGGTGGGAACGGTCACGTCGACTGCCGACGCGTCCGCGGGTGGGTCGGGTGGTGGCTCACCAGGAGCCGGCCGCGACGTACTGCGCGGTCATGTACTGGCGCGCGACGTCGAGTTCTTCGGGGACCGCGTAGGGTCCGTTGCATCCGTCGAAGTCGACCCGGGCGATGGGGCTGCCCGCAGCGAGCGGGAGCTCGTCGTCGAACAGCACGGATGCCAGCCACAGGGCGAGGTCGACGATCGGCGTCGGAGCCGCTTTCGACCCGCCGAGCACGGCCGCCCCGACCGACCGGTCGAACGTGGTCCAGTCCAGGCGCGAGCCGGGGTCGATGCGGATCACGATCAGCGGCCGCGGCAGCGGGAGCGCGAGGTCCTCGGGTTCCGCGCCGACGACGTCGACGTCGAAGCCGTCGGCGGCGGCCGCATCCGACACGTAACGCATGAGCCAGGTGACCAGCTCCGGAGGCATCACCCTCATCGCTTCGCCTGCTTGAGTCCGCGGGCCATGTTCCCGGTCTTCGACTCGATGAGCAGCGTCTTGTCGTCCGAGCCGACGACGCGCGTCACGCGCCGGTACCGGGATTCACGGTGCTCGATGTGCAGGCCGTTGACGTACTCCTCGGTATCGCGTGGCGCGTCGGCCTGCATCTTGGCGAGAGCATCCTCGGCGACCGCGTCGACCAGGCGCTCCACCCGTGGCTGCCGCAGGACTTCCTCGAAGAAGCGCGGATTGAACTCGACTTCGGTGTCGCCGCTGCGGGCCATGAGCGCTCCCTCCGGTCAGCCGACCGTGCGGGTCAGGGGGATCTCCCGTGGCGGCGTCCACCCGGTGAACGGGTTGGTGTCGGCCGCAGGCGGGATGCCGTCGATGCTGTAGATCGGGGCGCCGTCGCCGCCGTCGCGGATGCGGTCGCCCTTCTGGATGTCGAATGCGCCGTCGCAGAACAGCGACTTCGCCTCGACCGCCTGCTGGCGGGTGGCGTCGCCGAGCAGCGACGTGGAGGTCTGCGCGATGAACGCCCCTTCGATGGGGAGGACGTCGGGGTTCGTCCAGTCGCCGCGCACTTCGCGGTTCGTGGTGCGGTCGCGGACGATGCCGGCGCGCAGCCGGTAGACGGTGCGCCCATGGGGGAAGTGCATTGCGCTCATGAGCTGTACGTTTCAGGCCAGAGGCGGCTGATGGGTCGCTCGGTCGGGAAGCTCCCGCGGGCGAGTCCTGTGCCGCGACTGGTCGCGCAGAGCGCGCGTAGTGCCCGGGTGGGTTGTCCCTCGAATGCGGAGGAGACGTCAGAGTAGTCGACGCCGGCGGGTCCGATCCGCTGCCCTTTGATCATCCGGGATCCGCGGGTCTCGGAGTCCCGGTAGACGCGCTTCAGGATGGACACTGCGTTGGCGCGCTCCTCGCTGTCCGCGGGGAGAGAGGAGAGGCAGGGGGCGATGTCGTTCGCGACGACGAGTACTTCGCGTGCGAGGTCCTCGTCGTTGCCGATCTCGTCGTGCGTGATCACGTCATCGCCCCCTTCTCGTTACTTCTTGGGCTTGCCGACGAGGCCGACAGCCTTGGCGTGCTTGACGCCTTCGGCGGTGAACTCCTCGCCCACCGGGGTGCCGCGATACACGTACCGCTCACCGCCCGCCTTCAGCGGCAGGACAGCGACCGGACCGATGACCTGCAGCGTGTCTGCTGCAGCCTCAGCCGCCGCGACACGCTCGGACTCCGCCTCGGCGGCAATCTTCTCGGCCGCCGCCTTCTCCGCCGCCGCCTTCTCGGCAGCAGCCTTCTCGGCAGCGGCCTTGTCGGCAGCGACCTTCTCGGCAGCGGCCTTCTGCTCCGCGCTCTGCTGCGCGCTCTGTCCGGCCATCAGAGGCCCGTGCCCGTCAGCTGGACACCGGCGAGGGGCTCGGTGACGACGGGGACCGTGACGCGGCGACCGCGGAGCTTGTACCCCTCGGCGTCGTCGTCGCGGATGGACTTGACCTCGACTCCGAAGTCACCCGCAGAGGCGTAGCCGGGTCCGCCGAGCTTCTCGTCGGCCATGCCACCGAGGTTGTCACGGTCGACCAGGAGCGGGTTTGCGCCCTGGAAGTGCGGCGTGGTGGCCCAGGTGAGGCCGAGCACGTCGACGGGCAGGTTGCCCTGGATCGCCGTCGCGCCGGTCTCCCGCGGAAGCGCCTTGTCGTTGATCAGCATGCCGATGACCTTCGCGTACTGCGCCGGGCGGAGCACGACGGTGTCGAGCTCGAAGCCGAGGCCCAGCTCGGCACGCTCAGCCTGGATCGTCAGAACGGCCTCGACGGCGTCACCGGCGGTGTCCCACGTCGCGACCGAGTTGAACGTGCTGGACACGCGCGAAGCGATCACGGCCATCGCGACCGAGTCGACGAAGCGGACGATCGAGTTGGACACGCGCTGGATGCCGCGATCGACGGGGACACGGCCCTGGCGGGCGATCTTCTCGTCGGAGACGATCGTGTCCAGGCCCCACTTGTCGGTCTTGGCGGAGACGACGGTGCCGTCCTCGAGCACGATGAGCGGGTACTCCCCGAGCGGACCGACCGCTTCGGGATCGCCGTCTGCGAAGACCGGCTCGCCGGTCTCGTAGAAGATACCGCCACCGGTCGCGTCGAAGCGCGCCGGGAGCAGCCAGTCGGCGATGAACTTCATCTTCGTGATGTCCGCGACGCGGCGAGCGATGAGGCCCTTGTTGGACAGGAACAGGTGCAGCTGCTCCGTGGTGAGCGTCCCCGTGGGGTGCTTCACCGGGTAGGTGTAAGACACGTCATCTCCTCTCAGATGAACAGGACGTCGATGACGTCGTTGTCGGCGGTCGCCGCCTCGAGGGCGAGACCGATGGGGTTGACGGTGGTGCCGAGGGTCTGGATCTTCCCGGCCGCGGCCGAGGAGACCTTCACCCCGGCAGCGATGACGCCGTTCGCAGTGAGCTGCTGAACGCCTCCGGCCCGGGTGAACACGGTGACGCGCTCACCGGCCTTGGCGTCGAAGCCGGCCACACCGACGACGGCCGCGGAATCGGCACCCGCGGGGCCGACCGTGCGGTTGCCGGTGACGGCCACGAGGCGGCCTCCGGTGACGTCGACGGACGCGGTGAAGGTCACCGCCTGGCCCGGCTTGAACTTGGGCAGGTAGTCAGCCATCTCAGGCCTCCGTCTCGGTCGTGTCGCCGGTGAACGCGGCGTACAGGGCGTCGTCGCTGCTGGTCAGCGTGTCGGAGTGGCCGACCTCGTTGACCGCGACGGCGGTGTTCTTCGGGAGCGAGGCGAGCACGCTGGCGTACTCCTTCTCGTCCTTGTCCAGGCGGGCACGCCACTCGGCCTTCGACTTCGGCGTGATGCGGCCGGCGCGCAGCGCGTCGGCCACAATCCCGTCTCGGCGGGTGCGGTCCTGCTCGGCGCGTGCTTCCGCGCCGAGGCGGGCGTTGGCCTGGGTCTCTTCCCAGACCGTCGCGTCGACGGCGATGGTGCCCTCGGGCAGCGCGGCGGATGCGGCGGCCGCCGCGGGGGTCTCGTCGGCCTGCTCCGAGAGAGCCTCGTCGACGGCTGCGAGCAGCTCGTCGTCGGTGGCGTTGGCATCGGTCACGCCGAGCCGCTCACGGAGGCCAGCCGTCAGATCGCTGTAAGCCACAGCTTCTTCCTTTCGGTTGGGGTCACCCGGCTCGGGCGAGCTCGGGAGCTTGGGCCGCGCTGCGGACTGCTCGCGCGCGGGGATGAACGGGGCGGATGCGGCCTCCCGGCCGGGGTGCTGCCACCCGAACACACGGGCGGCGTCGCGGATGGGGATGACGTTGCGTGCCGCCTCGGCGTCGGTGTCGTCCTCGTCCTCCGTGTGGAGGGCGGCGACGCGGTCAGCGAGACCGGCTTCGACGGCTTCCTCGGCCGTGTACCATGTCTCGGCTTCCATCGCGGCCCGCCACTGTTCGGCGTCGCCGCCTGCCCGTTGCGCGTACAGCCCCGCGAGGGTCTGGGACAGCTTGTCGAGGCGTTCGGCGGCCTTCTGCAGCACCGACGCCTGACCCCAGGCGATCGACCAGGCGTCGTGAATCATCAGTCGCGATCCCGCGCCCATGACGATCTCGTCGGCGCCGAGAATGACGATCGTCGCCGCGGACGCGGCGAGGCCGTCGACGAAGGCGGTCACCTTCGCCTTGTTCCGCGCGAGCGCGTTCATGATGGCGACGCCGTCGTCCGCGATGCCGCCGGGCGAGTTGACGTACATCGTGATCTCGTCCACGTCGAGGGTGTCCAGCTCGCGGACGAGGCTGGGAGATGCGACGTCGTCCCACCACTCGTTGCTGCCGATCGTGCCGTAGACGTGGAGCGACGCGGAGCGGGTCTCCTCGTCGTGCTGCAGCCGGAACCAGTCGCGGCCGGCGAGCAGGTCTCCGATGTTCGATGTGTTGCTCATGCGGCCTCCTCAGGCTCGTTGGTGGGCACCCGGCTGACGTCGGGTCCGTCGCCGCTTAGGTCGGCACCGGACAGTCGGATCAGTTCGCGCGCCTCGTCCTGTCGCAGAGGCACCTTGTCGGTGGCGAGGTAGACCTTCTGCGCCGTCTCTGCGGCTGCGCGGGCACGCTCGGCGGCGGTCTTGTTGCCGTCTTCCGCCGCACCGAGGAGTGCTTCGACGGGCAGCCCCCAGCGGTCGCGCACGTACGCGCGCAGCGGCTCGTCGACGACGAGAGCACCACACTCGATCAGCGCCTTGATGACCTCGGCGGTGATGGGCTGACGTTCGCCGATGGGAGCCGGGACGAGCCGCGGTGCGGGTTCCTCAGGTCCCCAGTTCGCATCGACGAGGTCCTCGATGACGTGCTGGTCGACAACGTCGGCGATGTGGTCAGCGATCGTGTTGAGCGAGTCCGTGAAGAATCCGCCGAGAACGTCGCTGAGCGCGTAGGAGCCCTTGGAGTTGTTGCCGCCGAGGTTGAGGAAGTTCGCCAGCACGGCGCGGGCGATCTGCTCGTCGTAATACCGGATGGCCTCGTCGGTGTTGGGCAGCTTGCCGGTGACCCCGACGAACTTCATGTCGGATCCATGGGGCAGGCTGACACCGGCGGCGTCTCCCGAGCGGGCTTCCTTCGCGATCTTCTCGTTGTTCGCGATCTGCTGGTCGAGCCAGTCCACCGCGGCGGCGAAGTTCTCCCCTTCCGGGGCCGGCGCGGCGATGACCACGGGAAGGCCCAGGCCGTTCCGCTCGGCGGTCAGCGCCTGGATGCGCAGCACCCGGTCTTTGAGCACGAACATCTTGTAGGCCGCGCGCAGCAGTGACTCGCCGATCCAGTTGGCGCCCTCGCGCTCGTTGACGAACGCGACGACCCGGTCGACGGGGATGCGCACCTCGCTGCGTCCGGCAACGCCGTGCTGCTTGATGGCGACGAGGCCGCCGTCCTGCGCGACCTCGATGTCGGAGATCGTGCGTGGCGGCCGCCATGCGAGCTTCGCGATGTGCGCGAGCCCGTCGTCGCCGATGGAGTAGACCTGCTCGAAGAAGCTGTGTCCGTAGACGAGTTCGAGCAGCGCGAGGCGGAGGAACTCGTGGAACGAGAATCGGCCCTTGCGGCGGCGTGGCGCGACAAACGGCTTCCCCTTGATGGCGAGCCCGAGGTCGCGGGCGACATGCTCTGTGACCTCTTCGCGGCATCCGGCGCCATCGATCACCCAGTCCGTGCGCATGAGCGGGAGCGTCACGGCACGCAGCACTGACTTGACCTGCGGGTCCTCACGGCGCATCCGATCGAACACATTGTTCGACTGCGGCCATTGCAGGTCAGGGTTCCGCTCCCCGACCCAGGCAAGCAGCGACGCCCACGTCACCACTCCCGGGTCCGCCTGGTATCCGATCTCGGTCAAGGCGGACCTCCTTCTCAGAACTGGATCGTCGCGAGATTCACGACGTCGCGCTCGACGTCATCTCGGCGGACTACCCGCGGGGCCGGGGGCGGCGGTTTGCGCTTCGTGGGAGTCGCCTCAGACTTGAGGACTCCCCAGAGCGCCCAGGTGACGGCCTGCGCCTGGCTCACCGGCTTGCTCGGGTCGGACTGCTCCCACGTCACACCGGCGCGGCCGATGTTCCGCGTCGTCGCCAGACGCAGCGACTCGGTGACCTCGTCCTGCGGACGGTGCGGGACGAGGCCCGCGTTCACGTGCTCGATGAACAGGGTGTGCGCCGCGGCGATCTCGTCGAGGTTCATGGCGAGGTACTTGATCCCGGCGGCTTCGAGCGCGCCGATGACAGCGGCCGCGTTCTTCGAATCGAGGACCACGAGCGCGTTGCCGTAGGCGGCCTTCAGCTCCTTGAGCTTCGGGGCGATCCAGCGCGTGCCCGCTTCGGTCCAGATGTGCTCGACAGCGATGTGCTCGGAGTCGACCCGGACGGCCGCGCCGATGGTGCCGTACCCGCCACCGCGACCGAGAGCGAGCGAGAGCACGACCCCGTCGCCGGCGACTGCCGCGTCGGGGTCCGCGTGCCGTTTCCACACCTCGAGATCGAGGTCGGAGAGCTGCGCCTCGACCTCGGGGCGCCGGCTCGGCCAGATCGAGCAGCGCTGCCGGGCGAACGCCTCCGGGTTGGTCTGGCCCATGCGGTCCCAGTCGTCCTGCACGGTCTTCCAGGCGAGGCGGATGCCGAGGCCGGGGTTACCTTCACGCCACGTCTGCGGATCACCGAGGTCGATCTTCGCTGCCGTGTCGGGGTCGTCGGATCCGATTGGCGTGTGCTCGATCCATCCGGTGCGCTCGAAGCCGCCTTTGCGGCCGCGGTCGCGAAGTCCCTCGAAGTACTCGCCGTCCTGATCTTCCTTCGGGACCGTGCCGGTGAACAGCACCTGCTTGTTCGGGCTCGCGTCGGTCGCCGGGAGCAACGCCTCAAGAATGTTCAGCGGCGAGTGCTGGGCCTCGTCGATGATGAGCACGTCGAAGGAGACGCCGACACCTGCGGACCCTGTGCGGGTGAAGAAGATGAGGCGGTTGCCGTTTTTCAGCTCAATCGCCCAGTTGCCGTTGCCGGTCGAGATCCCGGTAACGCCCTGGGCGGTCTGCTTGCCGCCGCCGACGAGCTCGGCGCGCAGGATCGGCGAGGCGAGGATGATCCGGCGAGCGCGGCGGAATGCCTCGCGGGCGGTGGCACCTTCGTGGGCGGTGTGTCCGATGAGCTTGGGGGCGCCGTCCTCGCGGGGCCACAGGTAGAGGTGGGCGAGCTCGTACGGGAGCAGGATGTTTCCCTTGCCCTGCTGGCGGGAGACGAGGATGCCGAACTCGGTCGCTGCCCACTGGCCTTCCGCGTCGATGGACGCGATCGCTTCGAGCGCGCCCTCCTGCCACGGGTCACACTGGATGTTCGCGAGGTCGCAGATGTCGAGGACGTCGTCGACAAGCGTGTCTACGCGGCTAAGCGGTAGCGCCCTTACCCGCGGCTCTTGCAGCCCGAGCAGCTCGGGCTGCGGCGAGTTGGTCGGCAAGGGTCAGCTCCTTCGGCGCGTCCACGGCGCGGGATGCCTCGACCACCGCGGTGCGGAACTCGCGCGCGATCGGTGCGAGCTTGGTCGGGTCCTTCTCGGCGACCGTCTTGAATGCGGTCCGGAGAGTGTTGACGATGAGCTTCATGTCGTCGCCGTCGCGGTCATCAGCTTCGACGTCGTCGCTGGTGGAGGCAGGGGCGCCGACGGTGTCGGGCTGGGCTGCCGGCGATCGGCGTCGGGCTCGCTGCGCATCCGTGTGAGCTTGGCGGCATGCGTCGTCCACCGGCTCACCGTTTCGGAGGTGCCGGCGGTATGCCGCGTCGGTGCCGCACGGGGCCTTGGGCCGTCCCATTCGCCCCACCCCCCTGGCAATTCCCCCACAACGTCAATTCACCCGCGGAGAGAGCCGCCAGGACCGCGCGGGAGGTGGGCAGTGACCGGGCGACTCTGGATTTTTCTGCGATGTGTACGGGGACTCTCAGCGGGCTCTCTTGGTCGCGGCGGCCCACGCAAGCCGGAGGAAGCCGAGAGCGAGGCCACGACGCAGGTTCAGCACGACACCAGGGCCACGGCGGGACGGGCGGAGGCGGGTCGTCAGCGTGGCGAGCTCCACGGGCTCGGCATCCCCCACCGCGACGAGCACTCGGGTCGTGATGCTCCCCCTGGCGACGGCCATCACTCGACCGCGCTCGTGGCAAGCGACGGGCCAGCGTGCATCATGAGCTCGGCGACCGCGTCGGTAGTCAGGTCTGGTGCCTCGACGATCTCGTCGGCGGTGAGGCCGTACGATGCGCGCGGGCTGCGCGGTGTGACGATGGCGACCGGCTCGATGCTCAGCGACTCGGCGTACTGCTGGCCCGCCTGCTTCGTGGGTGCGAGCACGATGATGCGACGGTGCGGGTCCGGTGCGACGTCGACAGCCTCGACGATCAGCTCGCCGTGCTGCACCTCG